GAGTCAGGTGATACAATTACAGTAACAGCTGGTGCTACCTTATCTGGTTCAGGTGCAAGTTTAACAGCACTTAATGCAACACAGCTTGGATCAGGAACTATTCCTGATGCAAGATTTCCTGCTACCTTACCGGCTGTATCAGGTGCAAACTTAACAAATTTACCAGTAGAAACTAAACCAACAGTCTCTAGTATTAATCCAAGTGTAATAGAAAATACTGCTGAAGATGTTGTTATTACAGGTACTAATTTTGTATCAGTGCCAACTGTTGATGCTATATCAACTACTGGTGCTATTACACCAGCGAATAGTGTTACGTATACAAGCGCAACATCAATTACAGCAAATTTCACTTTAGGAACAGACGGAACATACTATATTCGTGTAGAAAATAATGATGGTAATGCCGCACGATCAAGTAGCGCTTTATTAACAGTATCTGATGCGCCAACGTGGGTAACATCCGCAGGTTCACTAGGAACTGTTGCAGGTAATTTTTCTGGTACGGTTGCAACGGTAACTGCAACAGGTGACACCATTGCTTATTCAGAAACAACCAGTGTTTTAACTAATGCAGCACAAGCTAATTGTTCGCTTAATTCTGCTACAGGTGTTATAACTACATCAGATTTTGGTGGATCGTCTACATCTGCTACAACGTACAGTTTCACTATTAGAGCTACAGATGCTCAAGGACAAACAGCAGATCGTGCTTTTACACTAACATCTAGTTTTGCATTATTAAATGCAGGAAGGTTTGACGGATAATGGCTACAACTTTAACAAGAACAATAGGAACACCTTCTTCACAAAGAATAGGAACACTTTCTTTTTGGATGAAAAGATGTCAAGTTAATCGTGGTGTTGCTTCAGGGTCCACGAAAATAATTCAATATCAAGGAAGTCCTACTTATTTTTCTATGTATATGGATGATAGATCTGCAAATGCAAACTGGTCAAGATTAAGAATACATATGGATGATACTCAATCACCGCAATATGTTGTAGGTACTGAAATGAGATTTAGAGATTGTAATGCATGGTATCACATAGTTATTCGTATTGATACAACACAAGCTACTGCAGCAAATAGAATACGAGTTTATGTTAATGGTGGAGGAGGTATTTCCGGTGGTGGCTATGCACAATTAGGTGGTTTATCAGATGAAGGAAATCAACCCGCTCAAAACTATGACATACCAGGATGGGCAAATGGAGAAACTACTACAATTGGTGGGGGGTCTTCAATGTATTTATCTCAAATGATTTTTGCTGATGGTCAATCATATGCACCATCTACTTTTGGATCTTTTGATTCAAATGGTGAATGGGTACCTAATTCAAGTCCTACTGTTACTTATGGTAATAATGGATACAAATTAGATTTTATAGGTACCGGAGCATCAGCTGACACAAATGGATTTGGTGCAGATACTTCCGGAAATGCAAATCATTTTGCAAGTTCTAGTTTAGGAGATAATCCTAATGTAACTGACGCTCCAGAAAACAATTTTTCTACATTAAATTATTTACAGCCTTACGTTACACAATATGGATTAGAAGGAACTTTAACTAAAGGTAATTTATATTCTACAGGAACTGCTGATGGTAAAACTTCAGGTGTAGGAAATATGGGATTAAGATCAGGTAAATGGTATTGGGAAGCAAAACTAACTGCAGATAATAACTATAGTACCATAGGCGTTCATTCTCATATAAATAAAATGGTAAACAACCAACCAAATGGAAATGGAGTATTAGGATATTCAAATCAAGGTTGGGCTTATTGGACTTATAGCACTGGTTATAAAATGAATAACGATACGTCTGCAGCATGGGGAGTTGATGCTACGACAGGTGATATTTTAAGTGTTGCTTTAGATTTAGATAATTTAAAAATATATATCGCTAAAAATGGAACATGGATGGAGAGTGGAGATCCAACAAGTGGAGCTTCAGGCACAGGTTCAATGTATACATTAACCGCTGTAGATAGTACTTTTGATAAAGCTTATTTTCCTGTTGTAGGAGATTCATCTTCATCACAAACTGCTACATGGGAACTTAATTTTGGTAATCCAACCTTTGCTATCGCATCATCTAATGCTGATGCTAATGGATATGGTAAATTCGAATACGCTGTACCATCAGGGTATTATGCTATATGTTCAAAAAATGTAGGAGTATACGGAGGTTAATATGGCAGTCTTTACAACAATTAATGATCCATCAGTTCATTTTCAAACTAACACTTATACTGGTAATGGTAACGATGATAAAGTAATTACTAATTATGGAAATTCAAATTTACAACCAGATTTTATTTGGTTTAAACAACGAACAGGATCAACTAGAGATCACATCTTTATAGATTCTACAAGTGGTGTTACTAAAAATTTTAGACCTAATACTAGTGACGCTCAATATACAAACTCAAATTATGTAAAATCTCTTGATGCAGATGGATTTACTTTAGGAACAAGTAACAGAACAAATGATGCTGATGATCCATTTACTGCTTGGCAATGGAAAGCTAATGGAGGAACTCAAGTAACAAACAGCGATGGGGGTACAGACTCTTATCTTCAAGTAAATTCTACAGCAGGATTTGTTTTAGGTAAATATACTGCACCCGGATCTACTGGAACTACAGTTGGTCATGGTCTTGGAGCAATACCTGATTTCTTTTTTGCAAAAGATTTTGGATCAGGTAGTTGGTATGGAATGTGGCCTACAAGTTTTGGTGGAAATCAATCTTCTGGACTAAATGGAACAAACGCTTTTGGAACTGTTTCTGGTTATAGTTCTTTTACTTCTTCTACATTTGTTCAAGGACAAGGTGATAGTGATAATCATATGTTTTGGGCTTGGAAAAATACACCAGGATATTTTTATGCTAATTATTATAAATCTAATAATAATGCAGATGGACCTTTTCAGTATTGTGGATTTAAACCTGCTTTAGTATGGGTTAAAGGAGATGGAGGAGGAGTAAATTGGAGAACATATGATGATACCAGAATGGGATATAATCCAAAAAATGCTTTTGTAAGTTGTAATACTGATGCTGAAGAAACTAATGCAACCAATGCAGAAATGGAATTTTATTCAAATGGATTTAAATTAACTGCTGCAGAAGGAGATGCTAATTACAACGAAATGGATGTAGCTTTTGCTGCTTGGGCAGCTAATCCATTTATGTCATCCACAGGCGTTCCGACAACAGCGAGATAAAACATGTCACTCGGGATTATAGCTTTTTCCGAGAGTCCGATTTCCTCTTTAGGAAAACAGGACGCAGTAATTGCCGTTTCAGGTTTTGGTTTAACATCTACTTCTGGAACAGTATTTATTGTTCCTCATGTAGCCGGACAAGATCTAACTTCTACTGTTGCTTCAGTAGCAGCGGTTAATGCTACCGCAGTAGCGACTCCTTCTGGTGAAGATATAACTTCTACAACGGGAACAGTAACAGTTAATGTTATTGCTAACCCAACAGTTGTAGTTTCAGCTTTAACTCAACTTCAATCTAACATCGGAGTTTATGCAGTAACAGCTGGTGGTAATGTTGGTATTAGCGCTGCCGGAGAACAAGAACTAGATTTAACTCTAGGAAATGAAACAGTTGTAGCAGACGCTAATGTTACTGTTTCAGCTTTAAGTGAATTAAGTGCTACTGCAGCTACAGTAACAGTTGATGCAGCAACACCAGTTCCAGTTTCTGCTTTAACCGAGCTTCAATCTACTACCGGTACTCCAATAGTTATAGCTCACAGCACGGTTGTAATTACTGGTGAATCAATGACCTCGGTCACCGGCTCAGAGGTAGTTGTTGCTAATTCTACAGCTCTTCCAAGTGGTAATATTATTTCTACAGATTTAAGTAGTGCTACCGTTCAAGTCAATGTTACCCCTTCAGTTTCTGGTTTGGCAACTACTCTAGAAATAGGGGATGCTGCGGTTTATGCATGGACAGTGGTAGATGATAGTTCTACTAATACATGGTCAGATGTAAACGATGCGGCCACAAATGCTTGGACAAATGTGGATGATAGTGCTACTAATACATGGCAAGATGCAGCGTAGGTAAATTATGTCAACATATTCAAGCAGACTACAAATAGAATTAATAGGGATAGGAGATCAAGCAAATGCTTGGGGTACAACTACCAATAATAATTTTTCTCAATCTCTCGAACAAGCTATCGCAGGTGTATATACAAAAAATATATCGTCTGGAACTACTACAGTTTTAACAGATACAAACGGTCCTGCTGTTCAAGCAGATAACGAAAACAGACAAGCAGCTATTATATTTACAAATGCAGCAGCCAATCATGTTGTTCAATTTACAGCAAAAGAAAAAATGTATTTTTTACGAAACGCTAGCACAACATACACAGTCACTGCTAGATTAGGAGCTGCTGGAAATACTTATGTTATAAACCCTCAAACCAGTGTATTTTTAGCTACTGATGGTACTAATTGGTATGAGTTACAAACATCTGGTGGAACATGGATAACAAAAACTACTACATATACAGCTTTAAGTGGAGATAAAATTTTTGCTGATACTTCTAGTGGAGCATTTACAATTACTTTACCTGCCGCTCCTTCTACAGGAGACGAAGTAAGGTTTGTAGATTTAGCTAGTTCTTTTGATACTCATAATTTAACAGTAGGAAGAAATAGTTTAAAAATTAACGGAGCTACAGCAGATTTAACAGTAGCAACCGAAGATGCAGCTTTTGCGTTAGTGTATTCAGGTGCAACTTATGGTTGGAAATTAATGGAGAAATAAAATGGCAACTTATGAATCAATTAGATATAAATTCTCAGGTACTGCTGTTACAGGTGTACTTCAGGCCGCAAGTAACTTAAATGATGTTGCTGCCGCAAACACTTCTAGAACTAATTTAGGTGTTGAAATAGGTACTGATGTTCAAGCTTTTATTTCTGCTACAGCAGGAACCAATGCTAACGGAACACGAACAGTAAGTACGTCAGGACCTACTGGTGGATCTGATGGAGATATTTGGTACAAATATACGTAATGCCTCATGCCAATTTACGTTAAATCAGGTGGTACTTGGAGAGAAATAAGTTCAGACGCTGGATCACAAGTATATGTGAGAGACAGCACTTCATTTACTAATAAAACAATTACAAATGCTTATGTAAAAGATGGCGGTTCATGGCGAACTGTTTTTACTTTATTTGATACACCTGCAAGTTTTACAACTGCAGGTTCAGGTACAACAAGTTTTACTGTTCCCTCAAATGCTAATGCTATTCATGTTAAACAAGCGGTAGCAGGGGGCGGAGGATCAATGAATGGTCTTGGTTATGATAAAGGGGGAGGAGAACAAGGTGGTCGTGGCGGAGGATCAGGTGCGTATGTATCCGATAAAGTTTTTACAGTTGTAGGTGGAGAAGTTTTAACAGCTGTTGTTGGATCAGGTGGAGCAGCAGGATCTAATTCAGGATTTAATTATACTGCTTCTGCTTCAGGAGGGTCATTAACAAGTTTAACTGGTGCTAGCACAGGCTCACTATTTTCTTTAGGTGGTGGCACAGGATCATCATATTCAGGTGGTTACGTTCAAGGACCTTTAGCAACACAAACGTCAGGACAAGCAGGCGCAGCAACAATATCAACTTCTTTATCAACAGGAACGACTGTTGATGGTACTAATATTACAACATTTAATACAGGTCGTGCTGGAAGTTTTAATGCTGGTGGAGCTGGAGCAGAAGGAACTCCTACAGGTGGAGCTAGTAATGCTCCCAATTGTGGTGGTGATAACTGTAGTATAGCTGGGGCTGACGGCGCTGCTTCTTATAATGGAAATGTAGCCGGAGGTGGTGGTGGAAACTCAGGTGGTCAAGGTTCAGCAGGACAATTTGGTTCTGGCGCTGGTGGTGGTGGAAAAGAAAACTCAGGTAATACTGGTGGTGATGGTGAACTTGTATATAGATTTGTGAGGATTGCATAATGCCTCTAACAAAAATAGCATTTGCCCCTGGTATAGATAAACAAGACACAGAATATGGTGCAGCAGGTCGTTGGACTGATTCTGATTTTGTACGTTTTAGATATGGATTACCAGAAAAAATTGGTGGGTGGATTAAACTTATTCAAAACACATTGGTTGGTGTTGCACGAGATATGCACGCATGGACCGATCTTAACGGTGTACGATACACGGCCATCGGAACAGATAGAAAATTATATATTTACACAGAAGGTGTAGCATACGACATTACACCAGTTAGAGCTACAGGCTCTATTACAGGTTTTGAAACATTTTCTAGTACAAGTGTTACAGTAACTGATCCAAGTCATGGCGCTGATGTAGGAGATTTTGTAACAATTTCTTCAACATCAGGAGCTGTAAATGGAATACCTGCCGCAACGATGGATGCAGAATATCAAATATTAACTGTTCCCGATGCTAATACTTACACAATTACCACAGCAACCGCTGCTACAAGTACAGGAACATCAAGTGAAACAGCCACAGCTACTTATCAAATTTCTGTAGGAACCGCTGTTTCTCAATATGGTTATGGTTGGGGTACTTGGCAATGGGGTAAAGAAGCATGGGGCACGGCTCGTTCTACTTCTAACGTAACAATTGATGGACGTAATTGGTCTTTTGATAATTTTGGTGAAGATCTATTAGCTACTGTTAATAATGGAAATACTTTTAGATGGGATACTTCTGTAGGAACAGGAACGCCGGCAGCAGTTATTTCTAATGCACCTACAGTTTCACGATTTAATTTAGTATCTATGCCTGATCGTCATGTATTTTTATTTGGCACAGAAACAACTATAGGTAATAGTAATACACAAGATGATTTATTTTTACGTTTTGCTTCTCAAGAAGATTATAATACATGGTCACCAACTGCTACAAACACAGCAGGTTCATTTAGAGTGCAAGATGGTTCTAAAATTATAACAGCTGTTAGATCACGTAATGCTGTTCTTGTTTGGACAGATACATCTCTCAATGCATTACAGTTTGTTGGCGCACCTTTTACATTTAACTTAACTCAAATTGGTGCAAACTGTGGAGCTGTTTCATTACACTCTGCTGTAGATGTAAATGGTACAGCTTTTTGGATGTCTCAAAATTCTTTTTATAAATTCGATGGTGCTATTTCTAAAATGCCTTGTAGTGTTCAAGATTATGTGTTTGAAGATTTTAGTATTACAAATCAACCAGAAACTTTTGCTGCTGTTAATTCTGAATTTAATGAAGTAACTTGGTTTTATACATCAAATAATGCAACGCAAATTGATAGATATGTAACATATAATTATTTAGAAGATTGTTGGTCAACTGGTAGTTTAGCTAGAACAACGTGGCTTGATTATGGTGTGTATCAAAAACCATATGCAACAGAATATTCTACAACAGCTACTGCAAACAATAATGTTATTAATGGTTTGACAGCAGGAGCAACAACACTTTATCAACATGAAACAGGTAATGATAATGTTACAACAGCTATAAATGCATTTATTGAATCAGGAGATTTTGACATTGCAGATGGTCAACCATTCTTACATATAGGAAGAGGCATACCTAACTTTAAAGATTTGACTGGATCCGTGGATCTTAAAATCAACTTTAAGACTTATCCTAGTTCAACTACTACTACTTCCGTAACAAGAACTGTAGTGCCTACTAC